TTTTCAATCCACCACATAGACCATTTAGGATATTTAATCCAACCTGCAACTAGCCCATCCTTGATGGAGAAGTCCCAAAATCCAATTTGCTCCCAAGATTTCAATACAGCGTAGGCATATTGAGATAAGCCTAACGCCATATAGAATCCAACGACCCATAGAATAAATTCCATATTATCGTCCTTGTTTCTTAACCAAGTTATTAATCTCTGATGCTAATTGTTGCATGAATGCTTCCGCTTCTTCTTTAGATGCACCTTCTGATTGTAATTCATTAGTGATAGCACCTGCATTTTCCATTAACAAGCTTGCTTGATAATTAAACTCTTGCATGTAGAAACCAACGTATCCACCTAGTTTAGTAAGTGCATCAACTAAAGCGTAATGCTTTCCGATTTCGAAATCAAAGTCAGCAGGGTTTACACAACCGCTAGTACCAACAATTTCAAATCCGTTCTGTAATGTGATTAAAGCGATAGTTGTTTTCTCTCCAACCTTCTGATATGATTCTTTCACAATATGTTGTAGTAATCCTTTTTGATATTCAGTCAATTCTAATTTAGCCATTCTGTTTATCTCCCTCTTGTAATTCTTTTATATTACTTACTCTAATACGTCTTACATTGCTCTCTGAATCAAATACTTTAGTGATTCCATCAACCTCTTCTGCACTTGCCAAAACAAATGTAAATCCTTCAATGCCAACGTTTGTACCATCTGTTGAAACTGAAATTATCTCAATCTCTTCTGGCAGTCCAAACAGTTTTCTTAATTCCTCAACGCTTACATATAACGGTCTTTTTGCTATCCTCATTTAAATCTCTCCCATCTAAATATAAGGCAGGGATTGCTCCCCACCTCTTATGCAATAAACTCGCTGACTTTATCTTGTAACTTTTTGTTCTTTTCAAGTTGTGCTTGTGCCTTCGCAATATTAGCTTCTGCTTTTTCTTTCACGACTGTTTCATCTTCAACGATAGTATTTAATTCGTTGTTAACGTTTTCTAGTTGTTTGTGCATTAAACCAAATTTTGCAAAGATACCTTGTACTTCTTCACTTAGGCTTTCGATTTTCCCATCTCCATCTAAGTCTACTACCTTCTTATTGAATAAGTTTTTAAAGAAATCTAACATAATATCATCCTCCTAGTTTATTGGTTTAAAAGTTTATAAGGGGCAAGCCCCTCTTATTCCCAAGGGTCACATCGGCAATATTCGATGTGCTCATCGCAATCCTCACAGTAGTCATCATCGTCTTCTTCTTTTGAATCGCTCACTTTAATTCCTGCTTCTGTAAATGAGACTTGACCTTTTGCTACTAAAGTTGTCATAGCTAAAGATTCGATTTCTTTCGCATCGACTTCTTCGAATAACTCTGACTCTAAGTATTGGATATAATCCTCATGAGAAATTGTGATACGCACGTGCTCTCCATCTAAGATGTGTGACCCAACATTGATTACTTTAATTAAATCAATTTCTTCTCGCTCACTGTTATTGAAAGCGTAGAAGTATGTACCCTCATCTGATTTTTCACGTACAACTCTAACGTTGAAGTTTAAATCAAACTCTGGTAATTCCTCTTGCATTTCGTACTTGTTTCCAACTAAAGTTAAAAACTCACCTAACGCTTCAAACTTATCTTCTTGGAATGTCTCACCAGATTTTACACGCTCTAATTTAGAGTCAAGTAAGTGCAACTGGAAGATACGTTCCTCTCTGTCTTCGATTGAGATTTCATATAATTGTTCGCTTTGTGCCATTAAGACATCATGCTCGAAAATTACTGATTGCCCAAATGCACCCAGAGCTTCTAAGTAAATTACATTCTCCATTTTCTCAACGACCAATGTGTCGTCTGCTGTTACTAGTGTAATAGTCTCATCTAGGAAACTGATTTCACCAATCGCCCCAAGTTGTTTTTCTACTGTTGCGAATCCGATTACATTTTTATCAAAAATAGTTTCTAACATATTATCATCCTTCCGATATGTATTTGCGTTGTTTAACGCCCTACCCTATGAATTTATTATATCATTATCTTTTACGTCTGTCAAACTAATGTGTTACATAGAGTAATGTTTATTGAGAGGATTACTTAAAGCAATCCTCTTCTTCATCATCTGATTCCATGTACGAATCAGCAAGTAGTTCTGCTTCCGCATTTGGGTTACCATTGCACATATCAATCATCTCTTGCAAGAAGCTTCTACGTTCCATATTGGCAAACTTTCCGATACCGACATTAACTGCTTCTGCTTGACCTAAGACTAATAGGAAGTCTTTAGCACGTGAAATACCAGTATAAATTAAGTTAGCGTTTAATTGATATTTCATAGATTTATCAATTACTACAATTACTACTTTATATTGTGACCCCTGTGATTTGTGAATCGTAGTAGCCCAACAATGTAGCAGTGAATTTAGTACGCTTTCGAATTTGACTTTAACGACAACACCTTCAAAGTCAACGATGACTGCTTTTTGTACTTCATCAATGTCAACGATTTTACCAGTGTCTCCATTGAAGATATCAGCAACACCGCCATCAATTGTTTCGATTTCATATGTATTAACAGTATTCATAACTGCATCGCCTACACGATACAATGTCTTCTCTTTTTTGCCAAACTCTTTTTCTTTTCTTGTTGCACTTTTAGGGTTGACAATCTTTTGAAGTTCCTTGTTAATTTCGACTGTGCCAAGTTTACCCTTTTTAGTTGGTGATAGTACAACAACGTCATCTGGATTAAATCGTTTCACAACGTTCTTATAGTGATGCAGGATTCCATCTCTTACATATTGTTGGTCAACTAAATGGAATACGCAATCTTTACCAAAGACGATTCTTCCACTATCTGTATCGTTTAGGAATTTTGTACCTTCACGCACTTTAGTTGCAACTTCTAAGATACCACCGTTTGCTTGACGGAATACTTTTTTCAGTTTAGAAACTGGTACAGCATTACTATGTATAACATCGTATAGGAAGTTCCCAACTCCAACAGATGGTAACTGGAAATCATCTCCAACGAATAATACCCTTGCACTCGTATTTGTGATAGCATTGAAGAATTTAGCAAGGATAAAAATATCACACATAGAGCTTTCATCGACAATAATTACATCTTCTGTGATGTCCTTGTTTGCTTCTTCTTCGTTATCGAATACCCCTGCTTTACGATGGATTGTACTAGCATCTCGACCAGTGTAGCCTTGCATAACTTTACTTGCCTTACCAGTTGGAGCAAGCAGTGCAGTTCGTAGATTCTTAGTATCAATGAGTTCAAGTAAGATTCTTTGAAGCCATGATTTACCCATACCTCCACCACCGATTAAAAGCATGACAGAGTTTTCGTTCCAATCAAAGAAGAATTGTCTTTGATTTTCTTCAAGCTCAACACCATGAGTTGCACAGTATTCATCTAAAAACTCATTCAACTGTTCGTCTGTGAAAAGTTTACGAGAGCGACTTCTAAATTCTGTAAGTTTTCTAGCTACATATTTTTCAGCTTCATAGACTACCTTAGTAGTGTAGCGTTCGTCCTTACATAATATTCCTTCTGCCCCATTAACTAAAGCTTCATCAATAAGTTTTTTAGGAATGTTAAGAAGTTCAACTGCTCTGTTGGTAAGTTGTTTATGAGCAATCCAAGAGTTTCCGTTCATGTTCTCTTCACCGATAATATATCGGAAACAAGAATCAATTCGGAATTTAGATGTCATTTCATGACCAACTGCTTTCGCAATCTCATCCGCTTTCTTAAATCCTACACCTTTTATTTCAGTTAGTAAGTATGGGTTTTTATTAATCTTGTCGATTACGATTTGAGGGTTCTTGTACTCTTTTACTAGTTTAGCAATCATATTGTACTTGATGCCATACTTAGACAAGAATGCTAGAATCTCACTCATATCAAGATTCGTCAATACCTTCTCACGTAATTTTTCAAATGTCTTATCTCCAAGACCCTTAACTGATTGATAATCAAATGTGCCCTCTTGAATCATACCAATGATATCTTCTCCATTATTATAAACATCAAAGATATTTTTAGATTGTGATTCTGTTAGAATCGACTTCAAGAAATCACGTTGCTGTTCCACAGTGATTGGTTTCTCTTGTTTAATTGATTCTAAGATGTAGCTACCTGCATATTGAGAAGCAGTGTCAGCTTTAATTGTTGCTAAGTATTCTGCACCGATTTCTAATAGTGGGCAAAATCCTTTAAATGAAATATTTCCGTATCGTGTAAGTGTCCATTCTTTTTCCGTTATCTTCTTGATATCATCTAGGTTCACATCACATCGGTAAATTCCATAATAATCCTCTTCATTGAAAAACATTTTGTCTGTTGGCGTAATTCGAATTTCAACCGTATTGCTCAAAGTGTAACCACCCTTCCGTATTTGATGTAATAATTATACCATTATTTTTTGCTCTTGTCAAAGAGATGTGCTGTCAATTGACAACTTTTTCCGACTCGACTTCCATAGTATATAATTATTATTTATGCTTGTCAACAAAAAAACTGAAAAAAATTGGTATCACAAATAGCTTTCAAACATATGTTAAAGTATAGGCGGTGACCTAAACTAACTTGAAAGGGGTTTTAAACAATGGCTAACAAAAAACAATGTGGGGTAATTTCAATTGATGATGGTGGGCATTCAACTTGTGTGGTAACGAAGGATGTAGCATTGCAGTTTCCAAGTGTGAAAGGTTTATATGGAACGAGAACATTAACTGAAACATCTGAACCATTTGATTTCGTAGTTGAGTATAAGGAGAGAAAATATGTGATGGGTACACTTGCTAAATACGATTGCAAATATCCATTACAGATGCACACAAAATCCAAGTGCAATGATTTCTTTGACTTATCCATACTTGTATCTATTCACCAATATGGATATGCTGACAATCTATTAATCACTTCTGTACCAATCGCTTATCACAATGACACAGAGAAAGCAGGACGAATCAACCGATTAGTTGGGTCGCATACGATTAAGGTTAATGGAGTGGAGAAGTCATTCACAATCAGAGATACAAAGGTTGCACCAGAATCAGCAGTTGCCTTTTGGTTATATGAGCCAAACGGTAAGAGTCGCTTCATTGATTTAGGAAGCCGTACCATTGGATATGCAACAACATTATTAGATGATGGAAATGTAAGATTCATTGATTCAGAGAGCGGAACGATTAAAGGTAAAGGTCTTGAAGCATTGGATGATGACTATGACCAACAATCACTTGCTGATTTAATTTGTGGTAAGCTTGCATCTGTTTGGAATGAGAATGACCGCATCCATATGTTAGGTGGTGGAGCACAAGATGCAAGATTAGTTGAAGGGATTCAAGGATACTTCCCAAATGCAATTGTAATGGATGACCCACAAATGGTGAATGCGAAAGCGATGTACCAGTTAGGAATGGTGACTTATGACATGGTTTAAATCAGAAGAAGAAGTTGATGAAGCAATTGCTAACATGGTCGCTAGGACGAAAGGTAAGTATATAACACAAGGCGTTTCTTTTAATAAAACCTGCCCAAGACAAATGGATTTATTAAAGAAGGCTCTTATGTCATCCGCTTCTTTTAGCGGATTGGCAAAAGAGTCTTTGGCTCTAAGATTTTCAAGCCCTGCCCCTGCTTCTCCTGCTGATAATAGAGTATATGTCCAGAAACAACCTAGTATGTCTAGAAATATGGAAAACTTATCAGAAAAGAAAGTAAAGCCAAAGAACACAGGAAACTTTCTATAATTTAAAGGAACTTTTAAACTATCGTGGGCATATGATGATATTAGATAAAAAAGTTTAAAATAACTCTAAAAATCTTTAAAAATAACAAAAAATACGTAAAAAGTTAGAAAAAATCAAAGAAAATCAATAAAAGGAGAGATTTTTGTGGAAATTATCAAATTTAATGACTTTATGAGTGGGAATTATAGCCATAAGAAGTATATATCCGTTACAGAAGCGGTTTTAATGACAGCATTAAAGACTATAGCCATCATGGGCGTTGCGATATTTGGGATGATATTCTTTGAGCAATTCATACACATGATGCAGGTGACAGACGTGCTTACCTTTAGACCAATAGGTGGTGTCTAAAGGTAATGGGGTTAAATGTCTAAATGAAATGCAGATAGTGTCTAAATGTCGATGGTATATTTTTAGATTAAGTGTCTAAGAGGGTATTCTTAATTGCAATTTGGTACTTTTGAGACATGATAAATCCCAATGTTATCAAGGGGTTTCGAGATTTTCTGATTTGCTAACTTTATTATATAAAGGGGTCGATTCGAGATGGCAAGTGCGACTATGAGTTTTAAAAGAAAAGGGAATGATTTAGTTTGGAGCAAAGGAGAGAATGTATTGGTCACAATGCAGAAATCCTTACCACTTTCTACGGCTTATGTCGTAGATGTTCCTCTCATCAAGGAATCAATCAAAGCTTACGCAAAGAGAGGTCTTGGTGATGGAAGGTTTGCAACTATAGCTGTCGGTAGCAGTGGAGTATTCTGGAAAGCGTTTCTGGTTTACATCTTCCCTTGGATGTTGGATATCGCCAAAGTATATTGTGCTATCAAAATATGTCAAGCTTTCTATGAAGAGAAGCGTGGAGGTCGTGAAGGTGGAACTGGATTTGGAGCATTGGTACAATATGGTAAATGGTATTTAGTATTCTGGTTAATCCCTTGGGGCGTAGAGCTTATCGACCAATTAGGCGGTCAAATGTTTAATGACCTTAAAACAAAAGGATTGGACTTGGATAATCCAACATTCAGTCCATATAAGAAGTAGGTGATGGCATGAAGGTGAAATTAAATGGTAATGATTTATTTGAAGTGTCGAGTCCGTTTGGTGTAACGGACTCTATACACAAAACGGCTCACACAGGTATTGATTTGATTATGGGAGAGGGAACGAAATTATATAGTCCTGTGAAGGGAATTGTAGATAAAGTTGTGGATTATGGGAATGATAATATAGGAAAGGGAGTAATGATTAGAACCGACACAGGCGAGACAGTTATCATGGGTCACCTGTCTGATACTTCCACATTGGATGTGGGAGAAGAATTGAGTGTCGGTGAGTTTGTCGGTCTATCTGGAAACACAGGGCATAGCACAGGTGCTCATCTGCATCTGGGTTTGAAAGACAAGTGGGGTAATATCGTTAATCCAGATAGACTGCTTACTCATGAAGAGTTAAATAAAGTAGCCGATAAGAGTTGGCTTGAATTTTTAAACGATTGGAGGAAAGAAGGGTTCTGGCACGCAATGTATGACAAGAGCTTCTTCGATGTTATGAAAGATGGATTTACACAATTGTTTCACGATGCATCACGATTTGTATTAGAAAATTCAGATTTATTCTTTTTACTGCCTGCAATAATATTGATGTTTGGAACATTCTTTATAGGTAAGAATAAATATTCAAAATTTATAATTCCGTTGTGGTTTGGTTATTTTGTCACAAGCATTCTGAATAAACTGTATATGTAGACACAAACAAAGGGAGAGGTTAATATGGAATTTTGGTTATTAGCTAAAATTGGTATAATTGTAAAGGCTATCGTTTCTGGTGGATATGCGGTTGCATCTGGGTATGTGGTAAAAACTGGAATGCAATATGTATCAGATTACAAAGAATCAGTAGAAAATGAGAAAGAGGTGAAATAAATGTTAGAATATCCTCCTGTACTTGTTGAGCCTGCACAGCCACCTGCATTATGGAAGAAGAAGCGTAAAAGCTTCAACCTCAAAGAGTTTGTTAATTTATATCGTGAGCCTGTTATCACATACTGCATTACTCCTAATAATGCACCAGAAGTTATTCATAGAGAAAGAGGTGGCAGAAGAAGACCGATGGACTTTGAAGAGGATGTGTACAATCAAAAGCACACATCCGAACTTCTTTTAAATACAATTAACGGACTATTCGCAAAGTTCTATGCACCAGAGAGAATCAGATTTTACAAGAATGGTATCAAGATTAAAATGAATGATGTCGTAAGTTATAAGATTGCTATAACAAATGGAGCAATGAAATTTTATCTAACTGTCCCTAAGAAGTGGGCTAAGAGTTTTACTAGTGCCATCAAGAAAGATTGGGGTCAAGTTGATATTTCGGAAGTGTCCGAAAAAATAATAGACTTTAATCCTTCTAGGACTAAAGCAATGGAGGTACACTTACGACATCACTACGCTCTATCCTTGAAGCACGACAAAAATCAGAATGATTCATTCTTTTCATCTCTTGCATCATTGGCATCAACGATGAGTGAGGAAGATAAGTTGCTGATTGATTTCAATATTGAGCCGACTAATAATGGATGGAAGGAGAAAGCAAGTAATAAGATTAAGCAGTTTAAGAGTGGCAAAGCACCAAATAGAGAAGATGGATTCACAGTTGGTGGAATATTGGGAAGAGTGTTTGATATGTTTAATGTGATATTCGATGAGTTTATTGATATGTTGGAGAGCATCATGGGAGCAGAGACTAAAAAGATGAAGAAATCAGAACAGTTGTTCGATTTAAGATATAGCGATTATAAGATGCACGCAAACTCAAAAGGATACAAGATGCAAACTAGAGTGCTAGGTCAATCCAAAGATGACAAGAAAATCAAACATGCTTTTCGAAATATCGAAACCTCATTCCAACTATTAAACGGTGATAACAAATTTGCAGTCACTCATATCAAAACTAAACGTGGTATCAAAGCGGTAATCAATGCAGTTGAAGATAACAAGCCTTTACTTGGAAGAGTGACGGATGTGTTTTTTGAGAAAGAGATGGTCAATGTTTTGAAAGTGCCTAGCAAGACAACTCTTAAAGAATATCACAAAGTAATCCTGCAAGACAACTTTACTAGAACTGAAATAAGTGCAGACTTCTTTTCAGATAAAAATGGTGCGATTCAATTTGGATATACTCTTGAAAAAGAATCTAGAAAAATATACTTCGGTGGCTACAAAAGGGACTGGTGGGATAAGAAGGGTAGATATGTTAAAGATAAGACACGCTTAGATGACCGTTGCACGCCCACCATGCTCTTTGGAACGCAGGGTAGTGGTAAGACTACTATGAGCGAAACACAAGCCTTATACACCTTTGGAGCACACTTAAACGATAGGGAGGAATGGAAGGAGAAAAGTAAGTCGGTTGTGGTGTTTGACGTAGCAGATGGAGCGATGATTAAGAATATCTATAACTATGTACCAGATTGGTTGAGGGATAGAGTGGTAATATTGAATCATAACAACTTCAAGAATCCAATCGCTGTGAACAATGCAGACCTTCAAGAGTATAATGAAGAAGTTATGCAGGATGAAGATTACGCTTATACGTTAGCTGAAATGGAAGCAAGACTAGTTTTAGAGATATTAGAATCGGATAAGACTATGGCAATGAATAGATGGTTTACATCTGCACTGCAAGCCATACACATGATTAATAAGGATTGGGGATATATCGAAGCAATGAAGATATTGATTGATGATAATTTCAGAGCAGAGAAGGTTATCCCTAACCTCACAGATAGACGTTTGAAATTAGAGATTGAAACGTATCATAATATGTCGATGAATAACGAGACAACTAATATTATCCAAACAATTGAAAATAGATTTTCACAATTAGAGCGTGACCAGAAGTTATGGGACTGCATCGCTCAAAAGCCGTTGCGAGATGAGGAAGGTAAGGTAAAGTTGAACTTCCGTAAGATGATGGATGGAGATGAAGATGGAGCTTATATGATTCTTGTATATATTCCAAAGACTGGTGTTTCTGATATTTACAGAAAATTCATATTCGCTCACTACTTTACTAAAGTTTGGAATGTGGCATTATCACGTGAGGTTGGATTTGCAGGACGTGAATGGCGACCAGAGACACTGGTTGTACTGGATGAGATTCACCAGATATTAGATATTAAGATGGTAGCTAAATTATTCATTGACCTATTCAAAGAGCCACGTAAATACTCTCTACGACTCTGGTTGACTCTTCATGGATGGTCGTCATTGGCAAAAGCGAATAGGACTTATGAGAGTGATATAAAACAATCTATTATGGATAATGGATGTAACTTGGTTATGCTGAAAGGTGGAGGTGAAGCATTCGAAAGTCTAATTGACTTCCTTCATCCTATGACTATTGCAGACTTTAGCAATCTAATGAATATGGATTACTGTGGAATATTTGCAATACGTTGGAAAAATAAGAATCATGTATTTCAAGCTAGACTTGGTAAACCACTAGACAAGAATACAGACTTTAAAGAACACAGTAAGTTTGATTCTGAATTTTTAAAATCATATCAATCACCATATGGAAGAAGTAAAGGTGAAGTTAGGGATGATAATTTGGATAGGAGCTTTGACTTGATTGAGAAGGCAATTCAAAATAATATTGGAGGGGAAGAACCTTGGGACGATTTAGAAGAAGTTGGTATGAAAGAGAAGAAGTCTCCAAAGTTACACTAGACTGGTTAAAGTCTAATGTACGGTTAACTCATAGGGAAATGGAGTTGCTACAGGTCGTATCGGAACGCAAGCTAGTTAACCGAGAACATTTGGAGACTCTAGTACCATCATACAGACACTTGGGTAACAATAGAACAAGGCTCATTAATCGCTCTATTAGGAAGTTATTTGATAACATGTGTCTGGATAAGATACATGAGAAACAAGATTTAGGTAAAGGTAACTCACCTTGTATAGTTGCTTTAGATAGGGGTGGCTCTTTACTGCTAAACCTCTCTCACAAAAGAAGAATACCACATCATAAGATGTTGGTCAATGGTCAAGCTGAAATAAGAAGAAGTGTCCCACTGACGTATAGACATGTAAACGGTATAAATAAAATAGAAGTTGAAACTATATTGTTTTGTGAACAGCAGGGATATGAAATATTAGAATGGAAACATGAGCATGGCAGGGAGTTCAAGTTTAATAGTGAGAAAATTCTAATGATTCCAGATGTTTCCATAAAGCTGAAAATAAAAAACAAGACTGTAAATATATTCTTGGAGTACGATACAGGTAAAGAAGGGATAAGAAGTAAGAAGTCATTTCCAGTAATTTACGAGAAAGTCCTTAACTACAGGAAGTATAAGTTGTCTAAATTGTGGGCAGAGGATTTCACTTACTTCCCATTAGTATTTCTAGTGACGGAAGATGAGCATCGGATTCCATACTTTAATCAGAAATGTAAAGAAAATAGTGTGCAGGGTTATGGAATTTATCATGAGAATTACATTAAATTTCTATCACGTCTAGCCGATAAGGTGTAGACGTTCTTTTTCGCACGCTTAATGGACAAGTAATGCAATTGCACCAGAATCAAATTAGGAACGCTCTATGAGCCTTCTAGGGGCTTTAAAACGCATTTAAAGCATCGTGAGGATGTGCCGTAAAAAATAATCATATAATATGTGTTATATTCTGTTGACTATCATCATAAAGTATACTATAATTTCGTTATAGGGTACTTCGGTACAAAAACAGGAGGATGATAAATATGAGTAAATTAGGAAACGTTGTGCAGTTAAATGGTAAAGGTGAAAACAAAAACCCATACGCTACTATTCACACATACTTAACACGTAAAGGACAAGATAGTGTAAATACAAGAGATACTTACGGAAGACATATCCGAGATTTCTTTAGAACGATGAAAAGCAGAGAACTTGAAGAATTGGTTGAAGAGGATTTAATCTTTGACAAACCGAAAATCAAAGCTTACCAAGTTGCTTTGAAACAACAATACAAAGGCAGTACGGTTAACAATACCATGACAGCACTGAAAGAATGCTATGAACAACTTCAAGAAGATGGGTTTGCAGTAGATGTAGCTTGGTTTAATGTAGAGCGTTACGATGAGCACGATTCTGAAAGTTGGGATGCCTTCACACATGAGGAAGTAGTTGAGGTTATTAATTTGGTTTCTAATACAAGAAAAGGAAGAGAGAAGGCTTTGCTAGTACGTCTTGCGTATGCAACGGCTTTCCGTAAAGAAAGTTTGCTTAGTCTTAAATTTAGTGACATCACTGACATCAACGGTATCTGGTTTGTTAAGACATTGGGTAAAGGTAATAAGTGGTCACACAAGAAACTCTCTGACGATTTGTATGCAGAGATTATGGATTTCAAGGAAGAGGTTGGAAGAGAGAAAATCTTCACACTAACGAACAAGACTGTTAGAAAGATGATGGATTTAATTAGAGAAAACATTGACTTTGGTGACAGAAGAATCGTCTTCCACAGTTTCAAGAAAGCTTCAATTGAGGAAGTTAATGTAATCAGTGGTGGGGATTTGAAAGCGATGCAGGCTCATGGTGACCACTCGAATGCTACGACTACAGTCAACAACTATCTTACTAAAAAGAAATTAGAAGACCTTGTAACTGTAGATGTGAGCAACCACGTGCCAGTTGAGAAGTTTGAAGAGCTGTCAAAAGAAGAGCTTGTAGAGCTTTTGAAAAAGACAGACCGTAACACACAAATTAAATTACTTCGTGAGATGGGTGCAATGTAACCCATCTTTTTTATTATTTGACAAACATCTTCTGATAGCATCCTGCATATACTAACGGTAGAAAGGGAGCTGATAATATGCAGTATTACACTAAAGAAGGTTTAAAGATGTGTGGTAAAGGGCTGACACTTGCAACCATAGGTGCTTCATCGCAGGCATTGATGACAATAGGTGCGAGTATGTTTTTGCAAGTACCGCTTGTTGTAGGATTTGGATACGTTATGTATTCCACTGGAAAGCAGTTATTTAGATTCTCGAAGAATGAATACAACAACATTCAAGGCGAAAGAATAAAGATAATACAATTCAAAGAAAAAAATAAAAAGTAGGAAACATTTAGGCAAACGCACATATAATAAAGTATAGAAAGAGAAAGCAAAAGAAACCAAAAGGAGAGGGTTTAAATGACAGCAACGACAATCGAAAAGGTAAGTTTAGGAAGTTTGTCTCTGGAAGCAGTAAGAGAAATTGTGGTAATTATGAAGAAGAGAAAAATGAATCACATCTACCCAAACAAAATCTCTAACACTTCGTTGAGAAACGAAATCATTAGTGAAATAATCATTGACGAAGAGGATACGGTTTTCGTTATGGTAAATGACGAACCAGTAATGCTTCCACAATTCGCAATGGTTGTTTAATATAGAGCACCGCCCTCTCCTTGCGAGAGGGTTTTTATTTTCCAGTTTTTAGGCGAATTTTAGGTGGTAGCTTAAATCGACTAATACAATATATATAAAACATATATATATACTAGATATGTATATAACTTAGAATAGTATCTAATTTAGATATATATCTAAGTTTAATATATATCTAAATATATATTGTATTAGTCGAAATAGACTACCACCTAAAAATGCTATCAAAAAAAGGTGTCTTAGACACCTTTGAATTGATACTCATTTGCTTCCATGTTCTCTGACGTGCCTGTCGCATCCCCAGACATGACCCAACCTTTATGATGGACATTTATATACCCTCTGCTCTTTAACGTCCCTAGATGCTTGTAGAAGGTGTCTCTGCTTATCCCCATTTCCAAAGTTATCTTATAAAGTGCGATTGCCTTTACATTATTGTCATAGCCATGACATTTGTATTTAAAAAAGGAATACAGCATGAAGTCAATGTTGTCTAGGTTTTCATCGTAGACAAACCTAAGAAACTCCTGCAACGTTATTCTATGGGTGTTGTCATAGTTATATAGAGTTCCGACATCTCCATCGTATTCAAAGAAGAACACAGGCTCTTTGACTTCGTAGTTCCTATTCTTGACAATGGACTTAATTATGCTATAATTTACATCATCAGCATCTAGCATGTTGACCGTCTTAAACTCTCTCATCAACATATCATTTAGTTCTTCTTCGGTATATTCAACATACACAGGATACTCCTTCGTTGTTTTCAACAATCCTGTACTGTCGAGTATACCGTTCTTTTTTATAACCTTGTCAATGGTCTTAGTTGTTTTGTCATAGCCTAGAATCTGTTTGATGTCACTGTTTTGAATATATGTGCCATTGTCAATATCGACAAAGTGAGCATACTTATATAAAAACGACACAGCAATTATGTAGGCATAAGCAAATGATGACTGTTGAATGTTCGTCTGTTTTCTGTTTTTGATTGAATCCGACAGTATACGAAATACGCCATTTGGTATTTGGACGTAAGCATTACTTCCGTACAGTTGTTCGATATTCTTAAAGTGTTTATACATATACATTACATCAACTCCTTACGTCTGTTTAAGCTACCTGCTTAACAATTACGATTATATCATGGTGAAAGATTGCCTGTCAAATAAACATCTATAATTTGTACTTATGTTTATATAGCACACTTTTTTGACAAAAGCCAAAAATAATAGTATAATATATACATAGAGGGTAGTCAAGAGACAATCCTCACACATAGGAATAGGTGGTGACTGGAATTGGGGTCTGTAGCAATAGACACAAAGAAAAAAGAGAGAGAGTTCGAACACTTAACTCTTTCTGACGAAAACGTAGTAAAATACCTAATTCTATACAGAAGCAAAGTGGATACAACTTATGGTGCAAATACAAATATAGAAATCAACAGTGCAGGAGATACCTTCGACTTTAATCAAGAAATCGTAACGTTATACGCTTCCTTAGATAAGGCAGTTGAAGAAGCACTCCTTACACAGAAACAAGAGAAACTTTTGGAAATTCTTTATGAAGGCAATACGGTGAATGATGCAAGCTTGCTTTTAGGACAAAGCAGAATCGCAGTATTTAAGATGCTTGAAAGAATTGTCAAGAAGATAGTAGATGCAGATAATCAAATGTGGTATTACACAATGGGTAAGAACGGATTAATAATAACGGAATAATGAAAGAAGGTATCGTTTAATGAAAGCATTTTTAAAAACATCGGCAGAACTTGGCAATATGGAAGGGAATGTTAATAATGAAGATTCAGCTACCCGATGGGACACAGCGAACGCTAGATGAACATATCCCTTTAGAGGATAAGAAACGCATCGTTGAAGACTTGACGGAAGAATGGATGACCATTATTAAATTGAATTGGCATAGTAATTCGGTAAAGTATTTTCTTGATTCGTTAGCAAACTATCTAGTTTGGCACAAAGAAGAAGATTTAAAATGGACAGAAGACAAAGAAGTCTTGTCTAGAACTAAGATTGAACAAATGGTTAGGTTTAAGAAACGCAGTAAATGTATTAATTTTTCAGATTTACCAGAAGACCAAGCGGAATTGCTTTTCGGTGAAAGAGGTGCTGAATAATGATGACAAGATTAGAAAAGAGCACTGCAATCATCTCAAAAGCGAAAGTATCAAAATGGTGCTACGTGAATACGGAAAATGAATTTAGATTCAAAGACCATACATATGTGATTGATAATAGTGTTGAAGAGTACAAAGTACATAACAAAGCAGGTACTACATACGACTATACGAATGAAGCGTATATGTTTGAAGTGTTGGCGGTAATTGACCAAGACGACAATATTAAATTTTACAATCAGAATTACGAGTACATCAAACCAGAAAATGTTTATGTAAGATACGTAACTTGGTAAAAGGGGTGAAAGAAGTTGAATTTATCAAAACTGATTCATGAAGTCTGGAAGGACAAACGTGTAAAAGATTTAGGTATTAGAAAAAGTGAAGTAAAAGTTGTAGTTAAAGTAGCAGTAGACCACATAGTTAAAGGTTTACTTCAATACGGAAAACTTAAACTAACAGGATTGTTTACATTAGTAGTAAAACAAGCAAAGGGTAGGAAGATTAGAAACCCACAAACTGGTGAGATTATGTACAGCAAAGATTACAACAAAATTGGTATTGAGCCTTCTAAGAGACTAAAAGATGGATTAAAAAAATTCAAAAAGTAATAGCCAAAGGGAGAAATGGGAAATGAAATTTATTACAGATACTAATGCACTACTTAAAAAGCCAGAAGTTGTATTTGATTTTGATTGTGTGATTCCTTCACACGTGTTAAGAGAGGTTGAGCAACTTGAACTGAAACGTAAGAGCGACAAGACTTTGCAATTCCAGATTCGTAGATTAAAGAAATTCCTTGATGAAAATGAAGGTAATCCACATATCTACTACGATTTAAGAGATTACAAATTTACATTAGAAAAAGCAGAAGACAATGGATTCGATGCACAATATGTTGACAACATCTTAATCCAAATCTGCTATGACAATGGTTATGGAGTTATTACCGATGACCGCCTTCTAAAAGAGAAAGCGAAGTTATACAATATTCCTATCCAGAAAATGGATGAGAGTAACTTCGTTGACAATAAAGGTTTCCAAGAAGTTGAAATGATTGAAGAAGGTTATAATCGAATGATGGAAACACCAAATCATAATCATTTTGGTTTAATGGTTAATGAATATGCTATCGTAAATAATCGTAAAGATGGAGAGTTAATCGACATTGTAAAATGGACAGGCGATACTACAAAGTCTCTACGTGATGCACAGGGTAAACTAGGTGCTGAATTTAGAACAAATCAATTTGGCAAATTCAAGCCATTCGATGAGCAACAAATCATGGCAATTGATTCAATCAGAAGCAACCAACTTACAATCCTTCGTGGTCGTGCAGGAAGTGGTAAATCATTAATCACCCTAAATACTGCTTGGAGAATGGTTGAGGAAGAAGGATACAAGCTTGTAATGTTTGTTAACCCAACTCCATTACGTGAAGCACAAGAACTTGGATTCTACAAAGGTGACCGCATGGAGAAGTTAATGCAGTCAGCAGTTGGTACAATGCTTAAATCTAAGTTTGGTGGCGAAGAAGAAATCTTAGCACAAATCTTTGACGAAAAACTAGATATCCTTCCATTCGTGGACTTACGTGGTTACGACACGTCAGAGAACAAAACGATTGTATGGATTCTAGAAGCACAGAACTTAACAGCAGACCTAATGAAGCTAGGATTACAACGTATTTCAGAGAATACCAAAGTAGTTGTAGATGGAGATTACTTTGCACAGGTTGACCGAGATGCGTATTCTTCTGACAATGGTATGAAGCGTATGTCAGAGGTATTCAGAGGTATAGATTTATTTGGAGAAGTTGAACTTCAACAAGTACATAGAAGTCGTGTGGCAGATATTGCCGACCTAATGTAAAAGGAGTGGGGTGTCTCATCCCACTTTCTATATAAAGAAAGGATGAAAGAATTGAGTAATAGAGAAACTAATTTAAGTATGGATAAGATTGAATTATTCCATTACGATGAATCAACAGGAGTATTTAAACCTTTATCAATTGATGGGGCTATCCCTGTAACAATTGTTGGTGGAGGAACAGGAGGAACTAGTGTGAAATTTTTAAGCGGTGCTGTAGCACCTACAGTGGATAAAGGTGCAGATGGTGATATTTATTTAAATACTGCTAATGGTAATTTACATCAAAAGGTTTCTGGTGCTTGGACTTTATTAATGAATATTAAAGGTGCTACTGGTGCACAAGGTACAGCAGGTGCACAGGGTATCCAAGGGATTCAAGGGGTTAAGGGTGACAAAGGAGACACTGGTGCAACAGGAGCTAAAGGTGCTGACGGTGTTGTTACACAGGTGCAGTATGATGCAATCCTTAGTCGTTTAACTGCCTTAGAAGCAAAATAATAAATCGTAACACATTTAGTTGACAAGCGTAAATGATAATGGTATTATATAACTACAGCAAGTAACTGTAATTGGAAAATCGCATACGCCAATATGTGGGAGTTAAGAAGTTCTCCTAAAAAACTTCATTTTTTTTCAACGAACGTAACACATTCGTTTGACAAAAGCAAATAGTAATGATATAATACTTATTACAAGGTTAAGAAATTAACCGAAAGGCACATACAGCAAACTTACAAACAACTTTCAATTGGTATGAAAAATGTGAGTGCCTTGTTATCATGCACCTATAGCTCTAACGGTAGAGCAGAGAGCTGTTAACTCTTTGGTTGGTGGTTCGAATCCATCTAGGTGCGTATATTATGGCTCATTAGTTTAATGGTAAAACGGTGCACTGTCTATGCACAGTTAGGGGTTCGATTCCCCTATGGGTCGCCATACGTCTTTAGTGTAGTGGTAACACTCTAGTCTCCAAAACTAGCATCCTTGGTTCAAATCCAAGAGGGCGTGCCACGTGGGATTCGTTTAATGGTAGGATTTCTGATTGCCATTCAGAAGGTAAGGGTTCGATTCCCTTATCCCACATATTATTGCGAAGTGGACAAACTGGTAAAGTCGCCTGCCTTTGAAGCAGGAGTCATTGGAGGTTCGAAGCCTTCCTTCGCAGTCAACCCAAAGTTTCATACTTTGGAAACTAGATATAATGATAGGCGACTTAGACCTTATGCCTGTTGTAAACCTGTTGGTCTAACTTCCTTTAAAAGAGGGTATCCGACTAAGTGTGCGGAAGGAAAAACGAGTAGGCAACGATTGTATCTAGTTTCCAGTGTGTGGCGTAATGGTAACGCAGTGGACTGTGAATCCACGAATGAGGGTTCAATTCCCTCCATGCTGATTAAGAGAATGTTTACAGTATTATTCAACTCTTTAAAAAGAAACTGTCCACAACGATGCGGTGAGGACAAATGGTTAAGTTGCTTGGCTCATAACCAAGAGATAGAGGGTTCGACTCCCTCCACCGTAATTTAAAGACACTAACAGCTATTACATTATCGCAGAGGAACTTTCGGTTGCACGTTCGAGTCGTGTCTTCGGTGACCACCGAAGTAGCTCAATTGGTAGAGCAAAAGTATGATAATAGTGTCTTGATTATGCAGGTATGATGGAATGGCAGACATAGAGGACTTAAAATCCTCTGACCGTATGGTCGTGCAAGTTCGAGTCTTGCTACCTGTATCTACTTTTTACCATAGGGGCTGTGGTGAAGGGGTTTAACACGCTAGTCTGCAAAACTAGTATATGTCGCCAGTTCGAATCTGGTCAGTCCCTCTTAATTATTATTACGCTCTGTTGGACAAATCGGTTTAAGTCGCTACCCTTTCAAGGTAGAGATTGCGAGTTCGAATCTCGTACAGAGTATACAAAGACACATACAGCAACTACATTAAAATACACTTTCAGAACAAGTAAGGTGAGAGTTCGAATCTCTCTAGAGGGTGACTAACCTCTATGGTGTAACGGTAGCATTAAAAACTGTGTCTTGCAGAGAGTCTAGTCAACTCTCACCACTGGTGGATTCGTATAGTGGTAATACAATCGGCTGATAACCGATAAACGGAAGTTCAATTCTTTCATCCACCATCTAAATATGGGCGTGCATTCATTGGTGAGATAAGCTGACTGTAAATCAGTGGCGTTACGCTGTAGTGGTTCGAATCCACTCATGCCCATCCTATTATGGCGAATTAATCCAACGGCAGAGATAGTGGTCTTAGAAGCCATCCAGTGTGAGTTCGAATCTCACATTCGCTATTCCTTAAAGGCACGCACAGCAACTACAAAATTCGGTCAGCCAAAATTTGACTAGTAGCTTAATTGGTTAAAGCATCCGATTGATAATCGGAAGATTGTTGGTTCGAGTCCAACCTTAAACTATGTGCCTTGTTTCTGGGTCATTAACTCAATGGTAGAGTAATCGGCTTTTAACCGATATGCTAGAGGTTCGAGTCCTCTATGACCCACTTTATATTATGTGGATATGGGGCAGTTGGTAGCCTACTCCTTTTGGAAGGGAGATGTCGCAAGTTCGAGTCTTGCTATCCGCACTAATCTTACTGGTGTTCTAGATTTCAAAGACGAAGACTAGAGTTGACATACTCTTCAAAAGTGCTCAAATCCTTATGCTCCACTGCTAACTTAGGAAGGTTATAGGCAGATGGAAAGTGAAAACCTTCTGTTGAGTCCTGCTTTGAAAGTATAAGGTCGGCAGGCTCACAAGATAGGGTAGTTGCTTACCTCAATGATATCAATGAAAGTAACCGTTTACACGATAGTTAGAGTTAAACTATCGTGCCCAAGGGGGATTAGTTTAGTGGGAAAACGATGGCTTTGCAAGCCATAATCAAGGGTTCGACTCCCTTATCCTCCACCATATGCCTTTTTAGTTTAGTGGTAAAACAATCGCCTTGTAAGCGATATTCGACAGTTCGATTCTGTCATTAGGCTTTTGTGGCATTAGCCACGCAACCTCCTGTTAGTCCTGTGGGAGTTAAATAATTAAGGCTGTGGTTAAGCTTCCACTACAAAAAGCATTCTTGGAAGCGTAGACATAATGGTATTGGGGCGGTCTTGAAAACCGTTGGGTGTAAAAGCTTTGCAGGTTCAAATCCTGTCGCTTCCTTAATCATGGAGAGTTGTCAGAGTCAGGCTTATCGTGCTTCCCTGCTACGGAAGTGTGGGTTAACTCCCACCAAGGGTTCGAATCCCTTACTCTCCTTATATTACGTGGTATTGGTCTAGGGGTTATGATTTGTGGCTTCCAACCATGAGACATCGGTTCGAATCCGATATACCACATATTTACCGAAATAGTGAAACGGATATCACGATAGACTACGAATCTATAAGTCCAAGTTCGATTCTTGGTTTCGGTGTTCTTACCCTAGAAGCACAACTGGATGTGCAAGTGGCTTCTATCCATTAGGTTGCAGGTTCGAATCCTGTCTAGGGTGTTTTAGGCTCTAACAGCAATCATAATCCATTTGACTGTTAATCAAAAAAAGGTATAAAGAGCCTAGTTTTTAAAAGAATGTAACACACTTGCTTGACAAAAGCAAAAGATAATAGTATAATTAACTCATAGGCTCATACAGCAAACTATAATACATATGACAAATTTAAAGATTAAAAGAATTTCATTATTATAAGAGCCTAGTTAATACTGTTTGAAAAGACACATACAGCAATTCTTAAAATATAACAATCAGAACAATTGTATGAGTAGCGTGAAGCTACAACCGATAGGAGTGTCTTGTTATTAAACAGTTTCTTGCATTTTAAATAACATGATTTAGAGTTTGAGAAAGTATTTAATAAAAACAATTAAAAGAGAAAAAGGAGTAGTGATACTATGTTAAATCATTTACAAAACGAGTTTAACAAATCAAAAACAGCGAATGGGGCATTTGCTTACAAGAGCACAAAGTCAGATGTACTTGACTTGTTTTCTACAGGTGGTGCATTCCGTAATCGCAGTGACGAAGATGTAAAGGTTTTAGTTTCTAAGGCTTATGGTGAAAATCCAGAATTAGCTATGAAAACTTTATTCTATCTTCGTGATATTACAGAGGGTCAAGGTGAAAGACGTTTCTTCCGAGTTGCTATGCAACATTTAGCTCTTCATCACAAAGAGTCATTGAAGAAGAATTTAGCGTTAGTGCCTGCATTTGGTCGATGGGATGACTTATGGGTTTTACTAGACACAGGTCTAAAAGCAGACGTATTAGCTTTAGTTAAACGTCAGTTGAATGCCGATAAGAAAACAGAACATCCAAGCTTACTAGCTAAGTGGATGCCATCTGAAAATGCTTCTAGTTACAAGACTAAGAAGTATGCGAAAATTATGCGTGAGCATTTTGGTGTAAAGCCAAAGCAATACCGTAAGACATTATCTGCTTTAAGAGCGAAGTTGAACTTAGTTGAAACTAAGCTTACAGATAAGCGTTATGGAGAAATTCAATATGATAAACTGCCATCACGTGCAGGATTAATTTATCGTGGAGCATTCTTCCGTAATGATGAAGACCGTTACAAAGACTTTTTAGACAGCTTGACTAAAGGTGAAGTTAAGATTAATGCTAAAACATTATATCCATACGACATCGTTAGCAAATGTTTCCAAGGCTTTAGAGGTCAAAACATCTGGGGTGGATATGGCAAGGAATTAACAAGAGAAGAAATTCAATTGTTAGATGCACAATGGAAAGCGTTGCCAGATTTCATTGATGGTGCGAGTGAAAACTCAATCGCTGTAGTGGACACATCTGGTAGCATGACAGGAAACCCAATGAACGTTGCAGTATCTTTAGGCATCTACCTAGCTGAACGTAACAAAGGAGTATTCCACAATCACTTCTTAACTTTCAACAGCAGACCAGACCTTAAAAAAGTCGTAGGTGGCAATATTGTTGAAAAGGCACGTAACTTGTCTGATTCAAGTTGGGGTGGCTCAACTAACATTGAAGCCGTATTCCAAAAAATCTTGGACACAGCAGTTGCAAACAATGTGCCTAAAGAAGAAATGATTGCAAAAGTGTACATCATCTCTGACATGCAGTTTAACCACTGTACGCAAGGTGCTGACACACACATCTTCAAAAATATGGCAGAGAAATTCGAAGCTAAAGGTTACGAATTGCCAAACTTAGTATTCTGGAATGTGAACGCATTCGTGAGTAACACACAGTTTACTATGAATGAGCAAGGAGTGCAATTAGTATCTGGATTGTCACCATCCATCTTCAAGCAATTGTTAGATGCGAATGGCAAGACTGCATATGAGTTGATGTTGGATGTAGTTGAGTCTGATAGATACAAAGAGGTAACAGCGTAAGCTGTTCCTCATAATAGAATAATTCTTGCGTAAGCAAGTGGTCGGGAAGAGAAATAGAAAGGTCAAGGGCATACGCTCTTGGCTTATTCTAGTGGTATAAACAATAAAAGGAGTTTTTAAGAATGGCAAAAAGAACAAATTCATTTCAAGTAAAAGGTGAGTTAAGCCTAGCAGAAGGTGTAATTTACGAAGTTAAAAAAGAAGAAGTGTTAACAATCCCTTTCTTTGATATTTTAAAAGAGTTTGAAGGTAAAACGATTACATTCTCTATTAAAGAAGAAAATGAAATTACAGGCGATGAAGCACCAGAATTAGAAGACTAAGAGTAAGGGTGATTACAATGAGGTCATATACTAACAAGAGCGGTGAACTTATTAAGGTAAGTGAAGAGCATTTAAATACTGCTGTTAGAATTAAGAAAGAACTACAGAATGCATCACCATCAAGAAAGTGCTCATGGTCACTTTTAGTTAAGATGATGGAGCGTGAGGGCTACTTTGATGCAGATAACAATGAATCGTATAGATGCATGATTAAAGCCTTCCAGAAGAGCGTAGGAGAGCTTCCAGAAGCTCCTAAGTATGCTAGTATGGTAGCAGACTCAAAGCTTGAATCAATCAAGGAACTGGTTGGAGAAGTGGCGTATGAGAAGCGTGAGAATCAACATGTACTACGAGAACTTAATAAAGTTAAACGAGATGTGATTGATTTCGCTATCACAGCAGAGCAAATTGGAAACGCTTTCAAAGAGCATGATTTCACTGCATTAAAATTCGAAGCACAACCTATTAATATGATAGGAACTTCTAAGATGGTTGTAAGTCTATCGGATTTACATATCGGTGCAGTTGTGGACAATAAGGTTAATACATATGATTACAATGTCGCAATCGAAAGAATGCAGAAATACTTAAATAAGATTATTGCAGAAGTAAAGGTCAACAATATTTCGGATGTATATGTTATGAATCTTGGAGATACAGTAGAGCATTCTTCTATGAGATTTGCACAAGGCTATAAAGTAGAATTTGCATATTCAGAACAAATCGTAAGAGCATCTGACTTAATCCAGAAATTCCTAATTGGGTTGTCACAGCATACAAAGGTGACCTATGCAGGCATCGCAGGCAATCACGATAGAGTAGATGGAGATAAGAATAAAGGTATTGATGGTGACCATGCAGTAAAAGCAATTAACTATTCAATTAAACAGTTTATCGAAAATGCTAGAATCGAAAGAATTACATATGAACAGGCAGAAGATTACAAACATTCGTTTGTAGTAGGTGGTAAGAATATTTTAGCATTACATGGTGATTTAGACAACCAGAACAATCCTAATCTATTAGCAAACCATTCTAAGAATGACGGTATTGATTACGACTTAGTATTAATGGGTCACACTCATACACGATTCTTAAAAGAAGTACATGATAATAAATTCATTTCAGTAAGTGGAAGCTTAAAGGGTGCGGATGACTTTGTATTGAATAAATTACGTAAAGTATCATCACCATCACAGAGCTATCACATCATTAGAGAAGATGGAGAAATCGAAGTAAGATGGGTAACATTCTTCTAGATAAAAACTGAATTTTATCAAAAGGTTAACAAAAGTGCCTTGATAAACACTATATTAGTGAGGGGTATTTTATATCGCCCTATCTGCATACTCTCCCTTTGCAGTTAGGACGATATGAAAATACTCTTTTTATATTTCAGAGAAAAAGGAGTGTAACATTAGTGAGCACTAGAAAAAGAAAAACAGAATCTACTCCAAAGAAGAAATGTTCGTCATGTGGCAAAGAAAAAGCTACGACATTTTTCTTCAAAGTAGACAGTCCTTTATTCCCAGATGGAATGATTAACACTTGTCGTGACTGTGTACGTAAGCAAGTAGATGTAGACGATATGGAACAAGTAATTAGTTTCCTTCGTCAAATTGACAAGCCGTTTATCCAAGATTATTGGAACGAAGCACTTCAATCTAAGAATCATCCATTAGGAGAATATATTAGAAAAATCAATTCTTTAAATCAAGTTAAAAACAAAACATTTGACAATAGTGATATTGTCGGTGCAGGTACAACAATTGATTTTCAAGCTTCACAAATTTCCGATGAAATAGAAACAGAGGACGGAGAAATTATTAAGTATTCAGATTCCCTTATTTCAAGATGGGGCGTTGGATACAAGAAGCATGAGTATCTTCGATTAGAGAAATTCTATCAAGATATGATGATGACATATGAGGTTAAAACAACTAACCACAAACATATGTTAAAGCAATTAGCGAAACTATCTGTAGAAGCAGATAACGCTTTAGCGATTAAAGACTTTACTCTTTATTCAAAGATTAACAAAGAGTACGACATCATCCTTAAATCCGCAGGTATGCGACCTGTCGATAAGAAGAGTGGGTCGGAAGCAACTGGTCTTTTCTCATTCGCACAAGTTTGGGCAGAAATCGAAAGAGAAGGATTTGTTCCACCTAAAGTAATTGATACTCCAAAAGATGATATTGATTACATGTTAATGTGGTACATGCAATTCGCACAAAGATTAGTTGGTAAACCTGTTAGCGTAGAACCTCCTGTTGGATGGCGAGAAGAGGTAATGCCAAATGACGAATCAGAGTAAAGGCATTAGTGCTTATGACCAAGTAAAGGAAGAGTTTAGAAAAGCTCTTTCATTCTTTAGAGAATATCCAGATTATTTTATTGATTTTATTAGAACTGAAAATACACGATTTAGATTAACACCTTTCCAAAGAGTATTCCTAAGAGCTTTCTTTAGAAAAAAGAAAGTAGGAATTGTTGCAAGTCGTGGTATTTCAAAGACATACATAGACGTAATGGCACATTACTTAAAGTGCATTATGTATCCTAATTCAAGTATTTGTTTGGCGATGCCAACAAAAACTCAAAGTGCGAAAGTTGTTCAAGAGAAAGTAGAAGAGCTTTGGACGGATTATCCTCTATTAAAAAATGAGGTAATCTTTGAAAGATGCAAATTCCAAAAGGACTATGTAAGATTAGTATTCCGAAATGGCTCTTCATTAGATACATTAACAGTTGGAGAATCATCACGTGGTCTACGTGCTAACAGTATTGCGTTAGAAGAGATTGTCGATGAGAAGATGGATAGAGATACGATAAACAACGTTATCCTTCCAATTCTAGCACAACCACGTATGACAAGACATGGTGCAGACCCAAATGAGTATTCTAAGACACAAGCTTACATTACAACTGCTTCTCACAAGCAATCATATTGTTACGAGAAGTATATGGAATTATTTAATGAAATGACCGATGGTAAGCCAACAATCGTATTAGGTAGTTCTTATGAAATGGGTGCAAGATTCGGTACATTAGATTTAGATGATGTAACGGAAAAAATTAACTCTGCTACATATTCTCCACTATCATTTGATAGAGAGTATCGTAGTATCTTTACAGGGTCAAGTGAAAAATCTCTTGTAACAGTTGAAGATATTAATAGATGTAGAACAGAGAAGAAACCAGAATTTAGAGCAGATAAGAAGTCGAAAGATGCCATGTACGTACTATCTTACGATATTGCACGTGCGGAAGGTAAACAAACGGCTAACTCATCTCTAGCAGTATTTAAATGCTTACCAAGAGGTGACGGAACTTATCAAAAGTTCTTAGTTAATATGTTCGTAATGGAAGGTACTCACTTCCATGAGCAAGCATTATTCTTGAAACAAAAAGTAGTAGAGTATAATGCAAGCGTACTTGTTCTTGACCATAACGGTATTGGTAGAGCGGTAACGGATATTCTGGTAACAGAGATTGATGGAAACCCTCCATACTCTGTAATCAATGATGACAGATACGATAAATACAAACGTCCTAACAGTATTCCAATGTTGTACTTAATTTCAGCACAATCAAGGGAAACTCATAACAGTGATATTGTAAACGTATTCATGGCAACAATTGCCAACAAAGATGTATTCATGCTTAAATCAGAAGGCAATATGCGTGGGCTGATTAAAGAACAAGACCCAACGCTTTTAGGCGAACAATTAATTCCATTTATCCAAATAGATAGAATGGTAGACGAAATTATGAACCTTGAATATGTACAAAGTGGTAACAAAACAAGCGTTAAACAAATTTCTAGAAGCGTAGAGAAAGATAGATATTCCGCATTTGCTTACGGATTATTCTATATGTACTTACTAGAAAAGAAAAATAAAGAAAGACAAAGAGAAACTTACGATGCGACAGGCTTCTTCGCTGTGAAGAAAGCAAACTATCGTGTTAAGAGTTGGGATTAATAGGAGGTGCAAAATATGACAGAAGAAAACAAGGTCGAAAGACCAATAGCAATGACGTTCGATAGTATGGCATTCGCAAAACTTATGGTTAATGACTTATCTAAATCTAGAGAAGGTCGCAGAATGCTAAAGAAATACAAGCAGAGTGAAGTACGAGAAATCGTAGAAAATTACAAGATGCCTAAGAATCAAGAGAAGTTGAGAGAGATTTCAAGTATCTTGTTTGCGAAGAGTCCACAATATCAGAGATTGTTATTCTATCTTTCTGGGATGGCGTTATTTGCACACATTATCGCTCCTATTAAGGATATCAAGAAGGCTAATAAAGCTAAAGTTATTAAACAGTATACTCAAATTGGTGAACTGTTAAAGCTTATGAATCTTCGACATGAAATGACAAAGGTTTTAAAAATCGCATTTCGTGAAGATACTTTCTTTGGA